AAAGAGATTCACGCTCTAGCAAAAGAAAAATTTGGTTATAGTAACTCAGAAAAAACATTACGAAATAATATTCCTTTTATAAAAAAGAAATACGACATTTACGAAAAGAATACGACGGATGATACGTCAGGGAAAGATGATGCAACTATTGAGTATTTAACAAGAAGAAATCAAATTTTGATGGACCAGGCAAAAATCAATAGGAAAATAATAAGACAAAATGTTAGATCCCATGAAATTATAGAGAATCTTTTTAAAGATATATTAAGTAAATTATCTAAAATAAATTTTGAAATTGAAAATGAAGAACCCGATATCAAGATAATTGATAAAACAGCTATTATATCATTATCGGATTTGCATTTTGGAGAAACTATAAGCTCAACAGATAACGGCGGATATAATATGTACGGATATGAGATAGCGAGTTCAAGATTGAAAAAATATGCTTATAAAATAAAGGATTTCCTTAAAGATTCTGTATCAAGTATTACTATTGCGTTTATGGGTGACTTAATAAATTCAGACAGACGAATAGATGAGCTTTTAGGGAATGATGGCTCTGTGGCTGAAGCTTTAGTTAAAGCTGTCGAGATATTAAGTGCTTTCATAAAAGACCTTGCTATTGATTATGATATTACTGTTGTTTCTGTTCTTGGAAATGAAAGCAGAATTAATCGTGATGTTCCCATGAGTGATCCGGTTAATAATTTTGATTTTTTAATACATAAGTTTCTAAGTGAATTATTTCGTTTTACAAAAGTTAGGTTTATGAATGTTGATAGAAGTTATGAGAAATTAATTAATATATTGGGAGCCAATATTCTATTAACACACGGACACACTAAAATTACCTGGGATTCTGCTGTTAAAAAATATAATAAGTTAGGCAAAATATTACATTACATGATTACCGCACATCTTCATTCTGTTCATATAAAAGAACAAACATCTCAAAATGGATCTTTATCGGGAAATAACTTTTATGGGTTTCATGGTATAAATGATATAGTAGATGCTAGTCAAACAATATATATTGTTGAGAAAGAAGTTGATGGACTTCCACCAACCATTTCTCCAGTGATTTTTAATTTGCAGCGCATTTTTGGATACGAAGGGTATTATTTTCAGAAAGATGTATGTAAGATGAAACAATAAAAAAAAGGAAAGAAGATGAGCCAAATACAAGATAGATATTGGTTCGACAAAAATTATGGTCATATACCAATTGAAAATGAAGAAAAAGTAATAAATAAGTATAAAAAATTAGTACCTTATACATTACGGAGAATCCAGCACAAAGATTGCGATAAAAACGATCTTTTGTCAGCCGGTTATCATGCTCTTTTAAAGAGATTAAGGTACTTGAATTATTGTAGAAATATTTTAAAAGATGAATTAAAAAGTAAAAGAGATTTTTTTACTCAAAACATTAAGAAAGCTATGTTAAATGAGCTTAGAAAGCGACTAGATTCAAAGGCCAGGGTTTTGCGAGTAATAGATGACTACGAAACTGCCGATAGGGATGGGAAGATGGACGATAATATAAAACTAACAAATAACGAAGCTGTGTATTGTGTTTCGTGGCGAGACGTAAAGCTTGGGAAAAATGTTGTAAAAACAATAAAGCCAGCGATAACCGGAAATCCTGAAGAAAAAGTAGAATTCAAAATAAAGATGGAACGGATAATGGAAATAGTCATGTCTTTACCGGAAAAACAAAAAGATGCTATTTTAGAATATTTTGGATTTACGTCTGATGAAGAATTATCTTATGGAAAGTTGGGACTTAAATATGGAATTTCTCAATCTAGTATGGTTGACAGGATAAATAGAGCAATGAATAATATCAAAAGGATGTATAAGGAGAAATATAAAGATGAGGTTTAAGGCTAAACTTGAAATACCAATTGGACAATCTTATGAAGAGATAGTCGAAATAGACAATTCTCTTATAGATGAATGGGAAAGAGAAGGGTTGTTAGATTTTAGATTGGAAGAATATATTGATAATTGGGCAAAAAATACTGTAGATTTTACTTGGGAAGAATATGAAGATGAGTAATGAGAAATGGATTTGCCCGATATGCGGTGGTACAAAGTTTAAAATAAAACGAGAAAGCAATAGCATGGATGGTCCTGGGTTTCGAGGATGGATTATAGGTTATGAATGTGAAAATTGTTCTGTATTTTTCGGTAGTCCATATAAATTCAACTTTGTTAATGTTCACGAGGAAGAAATAATAGAAGCAAGTAATGAAATATTTGCCAATGTTTTAATGGAAGAGGGTTAATAAAATAAAAAAAAGAGGGAAAAAATTGAAATGGACATTTTTAAACGTAAAGAGAAAAAAGTATGATCATTTAGGGAATGAAGAAAAAAAGAAAATTGCTAAAGAGGTCCTATGGATAGAATATTTTGCAAAAGAAATTGAAGCTAAAAATATTATATCTTTAGGTACTGAAGATTATGTAAATATTAAAAATGAGGTAATGGCAAAAGTTCAAAAGGATAATACTGTAAAAGCAGCGATGGTTTCTCGGAAAACATCGAGTGGATTAGCAGATATTAGAAAGAAACTTGGATATAGTAAAAAAGACACGGATTAAAGTCAACAATATCAAGCTCATGATAAGCGTTGGAATATCGCCTGAAAGATTGTGTAAGAATTGCGGTAGGCTGATTGGCGGACATTGTAATATCGGCAATCAGTTTTACTGCTATCCTTATCCTGATGAATATGATGTGTTCGAGCAGAATAAAGAATATAGGAGTATTGAATGAATATAGAGCAGCTTGCAGCCCTCGCTAAGTATAATTTTTATATCTTTCCTAAACTAGCCAGTAATAATAAAATACCAAAACATATTAAGTTTATTGGTAAAAAAATTCAGAAAGCTATTGAAAAAAAATCAGAAAAGAATAGGATGCTGATTATTTCAATTCCTCCAAGGCATGGAAAGAGCGAGTTAATCAGTAAGCACCTTCCTCCTTGGTATCTTGGAACATATCCTGAAAATAGAATAATATTAACATCTTATTCTTCTGAATTAAGTGATAAACATTCTGATTATGCTAAAGATATTTTTGCTAAATGGGGTCCTTATCTTTGGAATGTTCACCCTTCTAAATCTACTTATAATAGGGCTGCATGGGATACAGAAAAATATGGTGGTTGTATTTCTGCCGGGGTTGGAGGATCAATTACTGGATTCGGAGCTGATCTTCTTCTTATAGATGACTATGTTAAGGGGCATGAAGAAGCAGAAAGCAAGACACAACGAGAAAAATTATGGAATTGGTGGCAGACTGTAGCTTCAAGTCGTTTACATCCTAATTCAGTCGTAGTTATATTATGTACGAGATGGCATACAGATGACCTTTCCGGAAGATTAATTAAGCAGAAAAAAGAAGAGGGCGAAGACTTTCCTTTTGACTTTGAATATATAAATTTACCGGCAATTGCAGAAGAAAACGATCCAATTGGAAGACAGCCAGGAGAAGCTTTGTGGCCTGAAAGGTTTAGCGCAGAGCAACTTTTGAATGTTAAAAAAACCTCAGGATCACATGGATGGGCGACATTATGGCAAGGTCATCCTTCTGCTATAGGCGGAATGCTTTATAAGAGTCATTATTTCCGTTATTTTACAGTTGATTGGCAAACAAGTGATTATCTGTGCTATCCATTTGATCAAGAACCTATAAGAGTACCAAAAAGTGATTTAAGAATAATAGTTACCGTAGATCCTTCCCTGGAAACAAAAACAAGAAACGATCCGGCTGGAATGCTGGCATGGGGATATGCTCGTAAATGTAAACTATGGCTATTACTTGATGCACTGAAGGGAAAATTCCCACATGAAAAAATGATTGATATTATTCTTAATTTTGCCTTTAAAAATAGAGCAAATGAAGTATTTGTTGAAAATGAAAAGATAGGGAAAGTTTTAGTTAAACAATCTGCCGGAAATGATAAAATACAAGGACTTAACATACCTTTTAAAGAAGTAGCAACTAAAAATAAAGATAAATTTTCAAGAAATGTTCCAATGGCATCTTATGTAGAGAATCAAAGAGTTTACTTTAATAAAAACGCTCCTTGGTTAGCTGAATATGAAAATGATCTATGCGTGTTCCCGGATGCGGACGATGATTGTTGGGCTGATTGTACGGGATATGCTACTGTTTTAGAAAAACGAATAAGTGTTGCAGAAGTTTTGGCTAATGCAATGAAACGCAAAAAATAGAGGAATGAACATGGGTAATCATCAAAAAAAAATAAATATTGAAAAATCTAGGGATGTTGCTAAGGCATTGCGAAAAGATTATTGGACTAACAGTATAAACAAATTCGGGACAGCAACAGATCCGGTTACAAGAACATCGTTTTCAATTTCACAGCCATTAGATAGAGCCACTATTGATGATTTATTTCGATATGATTGGTTGTGCCGTAGAATAATTTCAATAATTCCATCAGATGCTATGAGGAAGTTTATTGATATAAACGCTGAAGATGAGTCAATCGTTAGATATCTAAACAAAAGATGCCGTGAATTTAAAATTAAAAAGAAATTCAAAGAGGCCATGATATTGTCAAGATTATACGGTGGTAGCGCAATAATTATTGGTATTAAAGGCTCAGGGGCTCCAGAAACTCCGTTAAATTATGATAAAATTGGCGAAGTTGCTTTTTTAAATGTGCTTGATAAAAATTCTATTGAAATTGATAAAGTATATCAAAATCCATTAAAAGATAATTATGGGGAACCGGAAATATATAGATTAACAACATATAATGCCGGGGAAAGTAAATCACAGAAAGTTAATCAAAAAATTCACGAATCAAGAATAATAAAATTTGACGGAGAATTCCTTCCTGAATTAATAAGAAGAGGTAATAATTATTGGCATGACAGTGTTTTGCAAGGTATTAATTTAGCTCTTAAACATTACGGAATCTCTTTGCAATCTGCAGCCGTACTATTTCAGGACTTTATATCGAAAGTTTTAAAAATACCTAATTTAGCTGATTTATTGTCAAGCGATGAAGGCGTAGCTAATTTAGATTTGCGGATACAGTATGCGATAGGGAATTTAAGCTCTTTAGGAATTGTGTTAATTGGAGAAGATGAAGAATTTAAAAAGATACAAACTCCAATTGCCGGGTTAGCTGAATTAATAAATTTGTATATAGAAGTAGCATCAGCGTGTAGTACAATACCTCGGACAAGATTATTCGGACAATCTCTGGGAACCCTCGCTGGCGCAACTGAAACAACAAGGACATATTATGATAATATAGCTTCTTACCAGGATGATGAAGTCCGCCCTGGTTTAGAAAAAATGTTAAAGATATTTTTACGAGAACGGGTGGGTGTAACTAATGGCAAAGAACCTGAATGGGATTTTAAATTTAATTCTCTCTGGTCTGAAACTGATAAAGAAATCACGACATCAAGGAAAATGCAAGCGCAAGTCGATCAAATTTACATGGAGAATAAAGTTTTAACTCCTGAAGAAGTTGCAAAGAATCGTTTTAGACCAGATGGTTATTCCTTTCAAACAGAAATAAATATAAATAATCGAGATGGCGAATTTTTAGAAAAAAATGAACCAGCTCTATCTGATAATAGCAAAAAAAATGAAGAAAATGACGACGATAAAAAAAATAATAAAAACAAGGAGATAGATGAATAGCAAAAAATAAATTTTCAAAATAGTTGTTTTTTTTGCAAAAATGTGGCATAATATAAATAATCACACTATTCTAAAAAAGGAGAGTATTTTATGCCACATCCGCCCCGTGAAAA